CGTGTAATTTAGCGTATTTCTTTTCAAAGAAAGCCTTTCTAATATCAACAACTTTCTCACGGGTAAGCCGTTGATGAGCCTTCCACTCTTTGTGCTTGTTTTTAGCTTCCCACTCAGCATCCCATTTCGCTCTTGTTTCTTTGTAGTAATCGTCAATCAAATCAAGAGCGTCTTCGGCTAGATCATCTGTGTAAACAGATAAAAGATGTTTGTAGTCTAGATCTGGATCAGTGTAGTTTTTTGATGTTTCCTTGAAATATTCTACAATACACTTTTGAGCGTAACCATAAGAACACTGTGCATCGTGCGCGGTGTATCTTGTGAACTGATTAACAACCCAACTATTTAGACGAATACCAAAGCCCTTCATGCCATCATCACAAATCTTTTTTAGATCTGCAATGTTTTGACGGTAATGCTCTTCGCCTAAGTAAGAGCCATCAAGCCAACAGCGAAACATGCGCCGTGTGATGTGGTTGCTGTCTGTTTCTGAACCTTGTAGGTCGTTGAAAATTCTTTGTTTGATAGTCATTTTGTTTTCCTTTCATGTTTGACTGAAATTACATTTATCATACGAGTAGCATAAATCAACCCCTAAAATGAAAAAAGTGCAAATTTTTTTACTTTTTTTACGTCAATATATATAGCGTCAAAATTTGACGTAATTGACGTAACGTAGAATATGTAATAAAAACAATAACTTAGCCAAAAACGTCAACAGCGTCAAAAATGCCGTTTGACGTAGATTTGTTAATAAAATCAATGGGTTAAAAAACGTCAACTACGTCACCCCCCTTACAGGGGGTATATAATTAATACCCCCCTTGATGTTTTTGATGTTGCGGTTGTGCTAACTTCTCGGACAAATCACACTTGACGAACAGCAGGAAAAATAGGATATTTCTTATATCGTAAAATTGTTCAGGTTATTAAAAAATGGTTCAAGTCGGTGAGCAGGTTGAAAAAGGTGGGCGTAGATTGCAGCCCCAACAGCAGAAGTTTCTGGATAATTACATTCACGGAGATATGACACAAACAGCAGCAGCAAGAGCAGCAGGGTACGCTAACCCGAACGTAAGAGCCGTACAGCTACTAAACAATCCAGTTGTGCGGGAACGTATGGAAGAGATGAGGAACGAACTACAAGCCAAGTACGGCGTAACAATAGCCAAGAGCATCAGAGATCTGCAAATAATTAGAGATAGAGCATTGAGCGAAGGACACTACTCAGCAGCGATTAAAGCCGAAGAAACCAGATTAAAAGCGTCAGGCGTAATGGTCGATCAAAAGCACGTGACGTACCAAAATGTTGATAACATGGATCGTGATAAAATCGTTGAGCAGCTAAATCACTTCATTGAACGGGCACAATCAAGAATGATTGACGTAACACCCGCAGAAAGTCCTACAGAACCCGAACAAGTCACAGTAACTTGCGATAGCAAACAAGCAGCAGGTTGACCGCTGCGCTTTGCGGGGGGTCGGGCACGGAGACTTGTTCGGGTTTTCTGGCGGGGAGATCCACCATCGGGAGAGAAAAGCGCCGGATTTTACCGGGGGGCAGCGCCGGACCGGGGGCAACCCGAGGAATTGTTCGGGTTAATCGGGCCACCGGGGAGATCGGGCCGGGGGATTTGCCGGAAACTTCGCCGGGGATAATAACCCGAATAATTGTTCGTACCCGGACCGTTACCCGGCAACCCCGTGCCCGGTCCTCAGCGCCCGGTAAAATAACCCGAACAATTGTTCGCACCCCGGATACATCTCCCGGCAATTGCCAGGTGTAAATTTTTTTACTTTTTTTATTTTTTTGTGTTGACAGTTGTTTTTTAGTATGCTACAAGTAGTATATATAAAGAGAAGGAAAACAAAAATGGACAGTAAAGATTTCTGGTATTGGTTTCTTGCATCCAATGAAGTTGATTTGGATACCAAGGTGCATATCATGGAGACTTTCTCTGATGGGAAAGTTGAGAGCATACAAACTTATATAAAAGATGAACTCAATTTAGATGCGGAGGAAGTGTAATGAAAACAGTAACACTAGAACTGCCTGACTTCTGGGCTACCGCGCTCTTCAATGATGACACTAGCGGTTTTGAATATGAAGATGAAAAGCCGTTCCATGATTTTTGTCAATGGGCGCTGAAGAACTACGGAACATCTGAACCAGTTGAGATGGACGAAGAGCCGCACTTTATGAGATACCATGATGCAGAACGTTTCGGGGTTCTCGCTTGCAATGTCCACCGTTACACATTTATCGTGAACAACGGCAACCCGAAGACAAGCGCAATGGTGACAATGGCACACACAATGAAATAAACAATCGGGCATCGGGCTGATCGGGCATCGGGCATCGGGGAATCTCGGTGCCCTATTTTTTTATATATACTATATACACTACTTCTTGCTGTATACATGCGTTCATTTTCTTAGAAAAAAAGAAAAATTTTGGCTAGATTTTGCCGGATATAAAACCATAACCCGAATAATTATTTTAGTTTTTTCCTAGAAAGTACTTGAAAGTTCGATAAATTAGTTTAGATAAATATGTACGTTAACAATTTATAAGGAAAACAAACAATGACTAGGACAACTGGAATAGAATTCGAAGTGGTAAACAGACGCCACACAATAAGCAGCTTGCAAGGTGTATTTGATCGTGAAGGTTTGAACGTTCAAGTAAAACCAGATGGTACGGTAGGCGTTGATATGGAAATAGTGACTAGTCCACTGGTCATAACTTCCCAAACTGGACAACAATTTGTGAAAAGAGTTTGTGAAGTTATGCAGCGCGAAGGATGCAAGGTTAATAAAAAATGTGGTTTACACGTTCACGTTTCAAATGCTCATTTAAAAGATGGTGTTTGCGTGGAAGAATACACCAAGAAAGCAATTCAATCTTTCCCACGTATTCATACAGACCACGCCGCCCCTAGCCAATTCGAATTTTTTAAAGACGTTTTAATTCGAGTGGCAGAAAGTCGAACTATTATTAATAGTATGTTCCCACGTTCACGTACGGATAACGAATTTTGCATGCCTACAGACGTTTCAAAATTGCAAGCTGCAAACAATATAACCGAATTGGAAAATGCTACTCGCACAACTTACAGAGGCCGCGAGCGTTCAACTTATGCCAGAAAATATAGTGTGGTTAACTTGTGGCCGTATGCGGATAAAGGCACCATAGAATTTAGACAAGCAAGCGCCACAACTGAATTCGACAAAACAGAAAAGTGGATACTGTTTATCCTTAACCTAATGGCATGGACTGAAAACGAGCGACTAGAGCAGCAAACAACTGAACCAACGCCAGTTATGCCTTTTCGCCGTGGTGCCCGTGTAGGTGTTCAATATACTATGATGCGGTCTGAAAATGGCGCAACTGTACGCGAAATAATGGCAGCAACTGGATGCTCAGAGCAGCGCGTTAGAAGTGCCGTAAATGAGATAAGAAACCGAGTAGGCCACCACGCTGTTATTACTCACACACAACAAGCACAAGGAATGCGCAATGGTGATGGAACAGACCACACACGCTACCAAGTGCCGCTATTTTCTACCACTGGAAATGGTAGCGGATTGCGTCCAGAAAATCGTATTGGCCTAGCGTCAATATGGGCAGGTCTAAATGATAACCTTTTCGAGTGGTGGCAGAACAGAATAATACGATTGCGTGGTTAACACCACGCGCTACCACCTAAGAGCCAATATAAGCCCCGCCTAGTGCGGGGTTTTTCTTTTTCTAAGGTACCCTAACCCGAATAATTATCCCACTTAGAACGGGCGGGCATGAGGGCATAGCCCCCCTTGCAAAATCTGCTGTATATGCGCAGCATTTACACTAAGTTTTCCACGAACATTACAGGTACCCTTGACAGGTACCCTAGAGTGTTACATAAAGTAGCACACTTTGCTATAAAGGAGAAAAAATGGCACGTTTTGTAAAATTGACCGCTTGGGAAGACGGTTCTGAATTTTTTATAAATCCAGAATTTGTTGTAAACTTCGAGACAGTCAGTCTAGATTGTGAGGGCGGTCCTGTGACTCGCGTGAATACTGGGGGATTTTTTGAGTTAATTCACGCTGAAGCAGTCGAAGATCCTAAAAACGCTCAAGTACCGCCATTTTCTATACTTGTTGTTGGTACGTGTGAGCAGATCCATTCGAAGCTTACTGGGTTTGATGCCTAGATATCGTTTAAAATACGGCTCACATCGTGAGTTTGACGCTCAAACTGCGGGTGAAGTTGTCCCTTTTATTCAAGAGGGGCACTTTACTGGTGCGAGTGATCAAGAGAATGATTTTGTTCGCAGACTTGCGATGGAAATGTGTGATTGGAATGGGAAGTGGTATAGGGTAAACAGCCGTGATTTATTGGCAAAAGACATGATAAAGCACGGTTTATTAGAGTGTGTTGATTAAATTTCCTTTTATTGCTACTATGGGGCAAATTATGAGGAATTATCATGTCAAGTTATTTGCCGGGAACCGACCCTTCTACCATGACAACGGCAGGTGCGCCTAGCGGATTTAATTTTGGGTCGCTTCTTCAGCAGCTTTTAAAAAACCGTGGCATTTCTGGCAGTCTTTCTCAACCCAGTGAACAGCCAAGAAATGATTTTGGCGGTGGTTTAGCTGTGGAGCCACCACGGTCTGACGATGGTAGCGGTGGTTTGCCTACTCCTCAACCAAGAATACCTCTCCGTGGCTTCGGTGGTTCTGGCATTTCTCAGATTGACGCAGGTAGCTTTCCAGATCCTCGCCGCCCTTTTCGCGGTTATCAGCCACGTGGTTTTGGTGGTTTCGGGGGATACGGTGGTATGGGTATGAACCCTATGATGGGAATGGGTTTAGGCGGCATGTTCGGCGGCGGTATGGGACAAATGGGAGGTTTTTATGGTGGTGGATTTGGTGGGGGTTTTATGCCTCGGAATAATCCGTATAGTTTCGGTGG